TTGGTTAGACACAAGGACTTGTGGTGTAATGACCGAAGTTGTCAAAGTTCTAAGGGTGAGCAACTCACAGCCCATGTAGGTTCAAATCCTACCCCGACTTAACTACTTTTAAAACACTAACGGTTGGCGGCTTGGCGAAGGCTGCCTAACGGATGCTTAATTTTCGCACGAAACTCAATGGCAGATTTTGCCAAACCGCTGTTACCTGCTGGGCGGATTTTCAGTAGGAACTTAATTTAAAAACAATGACACACGAAGAAAAAATTAATTACATGAAAATAGCTGCTGGAATAGTAGGCTATGGTTTTGACACAAAAGGCTTAGATATGCTTATTTCTCTTTACGAATTAGTGATTGAAAAGCAGGGTGAAACTGATTTAAAAACAGTTTGTAATGTCGAAGCAGATGTGAAGAAACGAGCAGATATTAAAAGCCGTAGTGAATTACTTGATAAGGTTTCGGAGAAGGTCGGTTAGCCTTGCAGGTAACGTGGAAGCATTGCCGTCTGGCGGGGCAATAGAAATCCGTCAGCTTAAAATTAGTACAGATGATAAAAAATGAACAAAAAGATGAGTTTGGCACGTCAGCCCCGATAGCGGCAATGCAATGTTATATGCCGTTTTCTAAGGATGTTTTTGTCGAAACAATTAGCAAAATAAAACAGCAATATGAATGGGATAAAGAATGTTCTGAAAAACTAAAATCAGTTTTCCCTAATGCTTTTAAAGCTAACCTAATGTACGAAAATCATTTGGTTATAAATCAAATTGTAAAGCTGTTGCAAGTTGCCTTTAATGACAATCACGAACATAGCTGGATTGAGTATTTTTTGTGGGAACTAAACTTTGGGGAAGAAAATTATAGGATAAAAGCAACAGATAAAGACGGTAAAAATATACCATTATCAAACGCAGGCGAATTGTACGATTTGTTAACTGGAATTGTCATAAAAGAGAAAAATAGTTTAACCGTTGAAACTGGAGATTTGATAAGGCTAAAAAAGCCTTTGACAATATTAGCTAACAACATAACATTAGGGGCAAAATATGTAGTTGTAGACATTGAAACTGATAGCAAGGGTCGGCGCAAACGTTTTGCAATAATTGACGATAACAATCAAAAAAGATGGTATCACTTAAATACATTCTCTCGCCGTTGGGAGTGTGTCGGTAATGGCATATAACGGTAGGGCTTTGTGTCTGTTACCGAATTAGAATTACATCACTTCAAAATATATTCAAATGCTCAATAAAGAAAAAAAAGTACAGCCGACTTCCGTCAGCGGTAATAGCACAAAACCCCTTGTTGTAGGCAGTGCTTCTTGTCAAACGATAAAGTTCTGGGCGGACTTATAAAACCCAATTAAATACAATGGCAAAGTCAACAAAAGGAGGTCAGCAACCAACTCCTAAAAACACGATGTACAATTTTGGTAGCGTTCACACTGGTTCTGCAAAAACAGACCCGGGAGTTTTAAAAGCACAAGCAGACAAGGCTCAAAGGGACAGCGTTGCGGCTGCTTATAAAGCTAATGCACAAAAGAAAAAGTCGTAGTAGTTGTCAGGCTGCGGCGGCATTCTTAGGGTGTCGCTGCATTGCCTACAACACGCCGATTGCTGCTACTTTATTAAATAATACATTATGCCACAACAAATTACATTTAACGGGCAAGAATACGAGTATGTAAAACCGTATTTTTTATTAAAAGTTGGTTCTATTAATTTAATAAAAGGTTTTGTTATAGGTAGTACTTTAGGATGGAAGTTAGGAGGTAAATTTTTAAGCTATAAACAATTAAAAAATAAATTAAACAATAAAAAATAAATAACCATGTCTAAATTACAACCACCTAAAAACGATTGGAGTAGATGTTTATTGATACTTCATATGAATTATATGGCAGGGGTATCAATGGCTAAGGTATTAAATACTTTGCCGCATTTTTATAAGTTTCAAACGAGGCTTTTAGAAATTGAAAAGGCTCACCCCAAACTTAAGGTTTCTCGTACCCAAGTACCTTTTAAAAACGCAAGGTTAAATAAATCAGGCTATTTTACTACCTATACATTATTATCGCCTCCGTCTTATGTAGTAAATCTTTACAACCTATTAAATAAAGAAGGATTAAAAGGAAAGTCAAAAAAAGATTAACTATTTTTACGAAATGAGCCGAAACAATAAGATAGCAAACACATACGTTGGTAGCTCCGCTATATATGGTTCAATAGAAAACGAATTAGAACACATACTTTACGACCTATCAATTCAAGACGTTAATGAAAGAAAAGAAAAAGCACAAAGATTTGAAAACGCAAATAGAGTAGCTGAATTTCTAAAAGTAAAAGTAGATTGTGTTTTTAGAAATAGAAAAGTAGGTAAGAAAGTTTTAGGAATAGATAATAAATATTATGCCATCCGTGTAGAAAACAAAAACATAAAATAAAAAACCAATGAAAAAAACAATTATCCCAATGCTATTATTAGCAGTATTAATTTTCAGCACAGTTCCACCAAAGTACACATTTGAAGAACCCGATGCTATAAAAGTCTACAACCAATTACAGTTACTAAAACAAGTTCTACCTGAATCAGAACTACCCGCTAAATCAGTAACCCAAATAATCAAGCAAACAGATAGCCTACAATCTATCATTGCAGTTCAGTACACTAAATTTCATCCCGATACCACCAAAAAGAAATAGAAATGAATAGAGGGTCTTTTATTAAGTCTTTGTTTATAGTCGCTGCATCACCCAAAATACTTGCAAATATTGAAGCAAGTCCTTTGATTGAAACTAAGTTAAGTACAGCTAATTTATTTAAAGACTTAAATTTCCTTCATGCTGATTTTTACAAAGGAATGATAGCTAAATATGGTAATCAAGACTATTTATTGACAATGGAACAACTTGGTTTAAACAATTAAAATAAACACCTATGGATGAAACAATATGGCTATTTGCAGACTACCCAAATACTGAATGGGGTGGTGAAGGTGCTGAAAGTGAAGAAGAATTAGAAAAATAAAAAAGGGGAGGTGTTTTGCCTCCCCATAATTTTAGGTGTTGAACAAAGTGGCTAATGCTGCCAAAGTCTGGTTTGCGTAATACACATCTCCATTAGGGGTTGTGATTGACGAGTTTACGGTTACACCATTACTTAACACCATTGCGGTTACGCTTGATAAAAGACAAGCCGTTGAAGGGAAAGCATAAGACCTTCCACTAGCCGAAATCGGTTCTCTTTGATTAATTTGATAAATTGTTACGGTTGTTACGTTTGCCATAAAATTTGTTTTTAATTTTTATAAAATTATGCAGTTGCTTTCTTTTTATAATTTTAATGACGTACATTAGCACTTAAAATGACACCATTTATTTTGAAATGAAAAGAATAACTCTAAGAATTAAAGGCGTTTTATACAATAAGGTTCGTGTATTTGCGGAAAATAATGATATGACCATTGTTGCCGCTATTAGATATATTTTAATAAACTTTTTTAATAAACAATAAAAACAATATGCAAAAGCAAGTATTCTACGGTAAAGAAGCAAGACAAAAAATCTTAGCGGGTGTTCAAAAGATAGTAAAAGCAGTAGCAGTAACTATGGGTAGTTCGGGAAAAACAGTTTTGATAGGTAATGCCCATTATGGAAGTGATGGGCTGGTAAATACGCCTACAATTATTTCCAAAGACGGATTTACTGTGGCGAAGCATTTTGATTTATCCGACCAAGTGGAACAAAGAGGTGCATTACTTGTAAAGGAAGCAGCATTTAAAACAGTAGAAGAAGCGGGGGATGCTACAACAGCTACAACCGTTTTGGCGGGGGCATTGATTGAGGGTGGAATGAAATTGGTAGATGATGGTGCAAATTCCCAAGAAGTAAAAAGAGGTATTGATGCAGCAGTAGAAGAAGTGGTTGCAGAATTGAAGAAAATGTCCGTTCAAGTAGCGGGGGATAACAACAAAATCCGTCAAGTAGCAACCGTATCAGCTAATAACGATGAAGTAATTGGTGGTTATATTGCAGAAGCCTACGAAAAAATAGGACACGATGGAGTTATTGATATTGACAAGTCAAACAGCTTACAAACAAATATTAAGGTAGCAGACGGTTTTAAATTTGATAGGGGTTGGATTAGTCCACTTTTTTTAACCGATAGAGCAAAAGAAATAGCTGAATTTGAAAATCCACTTATTTTATTGTACGATAAAAGAATTAATCATCATACGCAAATTGAAAGGGCTTTACGTTTATCTATTGAATCAAATAGACCTTTATTAATTGTTTGTGAAGATGCAGAAGGTGAAGGATTGGCTATTATGGGTATGAATAATGTGCAGCAAAGAATTAGAGTTTGCGTTGTTAAATCACCAAGTTTCGGTAGTGAAAGATTGGATTATATGCAAGATATAGCCCTATTGACGGGTGGTAAATATATTTCAGACTTGTACGGTTTAGATATTAAGCAAGTAGAAATGGCTCAATTCGGTACAGCTAAAAAAGTAATTGTATCAAGGGATGAAACGGTAATTATTGAAGGTAACGGCAATAAAGCAGAAATTACCGAATTGGTAAATGACCTTAAAATGAACCTTGCACAAGCCAAAACACCCGAAGATAAAGCCCCAATAGAAAAACGTATAGCAAGACTAACGGGTGGAGTTGCAGTAATTGAAGTGGGTGCAGCTACCGAAAGTGAATTGGGAGAAAAATTAGACCGATACGAAGATTCCATAAGGGCTGCGAAGGCGGCTATTAGTGAAGGGATTGTTGCGGGTGGCGGTACAGCCTTTGTTAGAATCGGTGGTTCGCTTATTTTAAAAGAACCAAAAAACGATTTTGAAAAAGGTAAAAACTTAGTTTACGAAAGCCTATTCGCCCCAATTACTCAAATTTTAAGCAATGCGGGATTAGAATATGCGGTTATTACTCAAATGGTTCTTGACCAAGATGGAAGCTACGGATATAACTTAAAAAGCGGTAAAATAGAAGATTTAATGGAAACGGGAATTATTGATTCAACTAAAGCCCTAAGATGTGCATTAGTAAACGCTGCAAGTGTGGCGGGTTCGGCTATTACGTCAGAAGCAATAATTGTAACTGTATCTTAATTGTTCCACGAAAAACTATAAAAAATGCCTATAAAAGCAACAAACAACTATATTTTCATTGTCCGTGATGAAGAAAAGTCAGAAGTAAACGGATTGTTATTGCCACCTTCGGGAGTAGTAAAACCGCACACGGGAACGATATTTAGTGTAGGCGGGAAAGTTACAGACCCGAATATTATTAAAAGCATTGGTTTAACAGCCTTGTTTCATCAAGGAATAGGTTTTACTATTGAAGATGAAGGAAACAAGTATTTAGTGCTACAAGAACACGAAATCATTGCAATTAAATAATAAAAATGCAGTCCGTAAACAATAGAATTATAGTTAGGGTTGATATGGCTCAAAAGAACCGAATGAAAATAGGGGATATTTGGGTGCAGTCAGCCCTACTTTTTAACACCAATTACAGAGAGAAATCACCCGTTATTGCAGAGGTTGTTTCAGGTAATGACAAGGTGAAAGCGGGAATGTTTATTTGTTGCCATCACAACCACTTTTACCATCCATCACCTTATTTTTTACAAGACGACCTTTATAGCATACCCTTTAACAAGACAATATTTGGGTATTTTACAGAAGATGGTAGGTTAATTTCATTGTGCGGTAACGTATTTGGTGATAGGATAGAAATACCGTCAAACATTCCCTTACCACCCGAAATGGTTCAGAAATACCATAACAAAATGGTTTGCACTAACGGGAACGACACTAAGTACAAAAAGGGAGAAATTATATTTACCCGACCAAATGCACTTTACGATATTGTCTATAATTGGGGTGGTGAAGAAAGATTAGTAACAAAAGTTTCCGAAGATATGATTGTGGGGTATAAGCCAATTTGATGACTTTAAGTTATTTTTAATCAATATTGTTTATTTTAGCTACAAATTTTTCTTATATGTCGGACAATCAAGTATCTACCAATCCACTTTTACAAAGGTTTTTTGATTCCCCAAAGGAAAGAGAAAACATTGAAAACGGTAAAAGAATAGTACGGGCTTTTTATCAACAACAAGTATCTAATCAGTCCAATCTAAACTATTTCTTTGGTAGAAAACAAAGATGGCAAGAAATACTATTGTGGGCTAAGGGTAGTCAAAACATTAAGGAGTTTTTGAATTACATAAGCGTTTCCGATGAAAACAAATCATACGTTAATATTGACCCAACCCAACAAAGAATAGCAGCAAAGTTTGTAGGTACGCTTGTAGAAAGCATGGCTAAAAATAAGACCTATCCGCAAGTAAAAGCTATTGATGATGGCAGTATGACCGAAAAGCAAGAAAGACTTTTTGATGCCTTGTACCGAATGTATGATAAAGACTTAGTAAATGAATTAAGTCAAGAAGCGGGTGTTAATTTTGAACCACCTAATGCCTACGTTCCCGATGATGAAATTTCAGCAAAAGTATATTTTGAATTAGAAGATAGGCTACCAAAAGAAATACGTTTTGAGCAAATGTTATTAAAGGTTCAAAACGATATTAAGTTTGAAAGAGTGCTTAACAGAAAAGGCATTTATGACCTTGTTACTCTAAACTTTGAAGCTACCAAAATTGAAAGAATTGCACCAAAGCAATACACCGTAAGGAAATGTATTCCTACAAATATGGTTTACAACTTCTTTATGAATGATACGGGGGAACAAGAGGTAACAATGGTTGGGGAGTTCTATAACTTAAAAGTAAAAGATTTTAGGGCAAGATTTGGTAAATCAGAAACAAACAAAAACGGATTGACCGAACAACAAATATTTGAACTTGCAAGAATGTCTACCAATAAAAACATTGGTACATTTAGTTTTAATTGGATTCCACAATGGGAATATAGTGCATATAACGTAACAAGACCTTATGATGATTATTCTATTTTAGTTTTTGATTGCGAGGTAGATTGTGGCGAAGATGTTTATTTTACTTCTAAGAAAGATAGTTTTGGTAGAGAAGTTATTGAAGCTAAAAAAGGTGTTCCTTACCAATTAAAACAAAAAGACGGAACTGTTATTACACAAGAAAAGCCCGAAGATGTAGAGGTAATTAAAAAGAAAAGAAATACTTGGATGCGTGGGGTATATGCACCTTACGGTGAAGTTATGCTTTATTGGGGTAGACCCGATGTTATTGTTTGCCCTTACACTTCTGTAAACAAAGCCTTATCTTCTTACACAATCAATATCCCTAACAATGATGGAGATTATGTTCCTTCTTTATTTGAAAGAGCATTAGAGCCATTAAGAGAATACACCCTAACAAAACTAAAAAGAAAGCAATTAATCAGTCTAATTAAACCTTCGGGAATACGAATAGATATTGAAGCAGCAAGAAACTTAGACTTAGGAAACGGTGATAGCATAGCTTGGGAAGAAGTAGTAAGAATATACAACCAAACTGGTAACGAAATATGGAGTAGCAAAGGAATAGACCCACTACAACCACAAGCCCCACCATTAAGCAATACAGTACAAGACACAAGCGTACAAAAAATAGCAGAACTTACCAATATTCTAAACGCTATTGTAGCAGAAATTAGAGATTTATTAGGCGTTCCCGTTTATCGTGATGGTTCTGATGTGGGTGATAGAACTGCTGCAAAATTAGCAGAAGGACAAAACCAAAGTTCCTACAACGTAACCGATTATATCTTAAACGCACACAATCAAGTTTGGGAAGAAACATACTACAAACTATGCTTACTTCATTGGAACGATATAGTAAAAGAAGAACCTGAATCAGCTAACGATATGCTGAATACAAGGTTTGATGTTTCTATACAAATGAAATCTACCGAATATCAAAAACAATTAATGGAAGCCGATATTCAAAGATGGTCGCAAGTAGTAGATGCACAAGGAAACCCAATGCTTTCACCAAAAGACGCAATGATACTTAGGGATATTGAAAATCCTAAATTGCAAAGATGGTTTTTGGTGTCAACTTTAGAGAAGAACAAAAGAGATAGCGAAGAAAGAAGTGCAAGGCTTCAGGCTCAAAATGCTCAAGTTCAGCAAGAATCAATGGTTGCAGCTAAACAAGAAGAGTTCAAGGCGTTAGAGGCGAAAATGATTATTGATGTTAAGAAAGCGCAATCAGAAAGTAAGGAGAAAAAAGAACAAATATTTCTTACTCAAATAGGAGATATGCGTAAAGCAGGGATTGTTCCACCACCCGAATGGGTTGCGGTTGAAAAGCAAATATTGCAAGGATTACTTATGGATTCTTCAATAGAAAACAGAGAAACAGAAATGGCTATTGAACAAGGAATACAAGAAGCAGAACAAGAACAAATGGCAGCAATGCAAGAACAACAAATGCAAGGTCAAATGCAACCTCAAGAACAAATGATGTAAATATGGAAACATTAGAAGAACTAAAAGAAAAACTAAAATTTTACGAACAAAACGGGGCTGCTAAAGCAGCATACGCTATCAACAGAAAGTTAAATGAGTTAGCAGATATGCTTAATAGAACCAACGTAGCTACTATTGATATAGCTGATGCTAAAGACAAATCATTTGAAAGATTGAAAGCAGCTTGGGGTGAAATGGCTTCATTGGGTGAAGCGTATAAAACATTAGCTATATCTGCGGGGATAACAAACGATGAAGAAAAAGATGTAAACAAAAAACCATTTGTTGAAACAATAGCACAAGACAGAAGGTAATGAGTAGTACAATAGAAATATTTGGCACTCTTATTGAATTGCCCGAACAACCGCCTATTGAAAAGATAGAAAACTGGGGGCATCCTAATAATCCAAGTGAACAATATTGGAGAAGAAAAGAATTACCTAATTTTTTTAAATTGGTTGAGTTTGATAAAGACGGTAACGCTTTATTAAATAAAGAACAAGCGGATTACGCAAGAGAAGAAGTTAAAAGATGCAAAGAAGGTTTTTGGTTTTTAAATAACGGAACTCCAACTTGTATAACAGGCAAAAACTACTTTTATCTTCAATGGTGGAAGTTAGAAGATGATATTTATCCCGATTATAGGGATTTAGATAGAAGGTATTTTTTGTTTTTAAATCATTGGGAAAAAATACCAACCTGCTTGGGTATCCTAATCGGAAAGAAAAGGCGACAAGGGCAGACAAGTGTGGCTACTTCTAATTTAGTTTATGAATGTATTTTTTATAAAAATAGCGTTTGCGGTCTTACGAGTAAAACTCAAATAGATGCTAAAGCCGCATTTACTAATATGGTTTCTTTTGGGTATAGGCAATTGCCTGTATTTTTAAAGCCAAAACAGCTTAATAATCGTGATTCTGTTACTGAATTAGTTTTTGCACATAAATCAGTAGATGTAAAAGGAGGCAAAGGTAGTTCAATAGATAGCGATACGGGTCATAGAAGTAAGATAGATTATCGTGCGCCCTCTCCGAATGTTTATGATAGTATGAGGCTTAGTAGAATCCTTATAGATGAAGGGGCGAAACTTCCAAAGGAAGTTCCTTTTTCTACAATGATTTCAATTATAAGTAAAACATTAGTAAAGGGGGTTAAGCGTGTAGGTTTTGCGGAATGTCCTTCAACTACTAATGCAATGTCTAATGGGGGTGAAGAATTTAAAAAAGTTTGGGATAATTCAAATCAATTTAAATACCCTGAAAAAACACCAACAAGATTTGTAAAATATGTAACACCCGCCTATGATGGTTATATGGGGTTTATAGATAAGTATGGAATGTCTGTAATAGATGAACCTACGCAAGAACAATATAAATACTTAGTAGATAATTTTGTTGGTATTGGTGATTTGACGGAAGAAGATGTTAGAGGCGGTGCTAAAAAATATCTTGAAAATAAAAGAAAACTTCTTACAGGTTCTGATTTAGAAGAAGCAATAAGGATGGAACCGTTTAACGAAGAAGAAATGTTTATGTACGCAGGAAACGGCTGCGAATACAATGCTGAAAATTTTAAAAATCAAATAAAAGAACTTGAAGAAAACCCTGTTTACATAAGACAATGTAGATTAGTTTCAAAAAAAGAAAAAATACCTAAAAAATTTCCAACAGATAAAGAAAAGGAACGAGAGGTTATTAGTTTTATGGATGATGCAAAAGGGGGATGGTTTTTGCTTGAAGAACCGATTAAACCGAATGATTATAAAGAGTTTGGTGGCTATTTAGAACCAAAAGTAGAATCTCCTTATATAATAGGGTGCGATACTACGCAAGACCGAATTGCAGAAAATGGTTCTAACCCAGCTATATGTGTTTTTAAAAAATCCGTAATAGTAGACGGGGAAGAAACGGGTATGTACCCTGTCGCATTATGGATTTCTCCAACAAGACTTGATATTCACTTTGATGAAGAGGTAAGAAAAGCGTGTCTTTGGTATTCAGCAAAAGCAAATTACGAAATTGACCGTCGCACCGATTATTGGAGGCATTTTTGCAAAAAAAATTCACAAGCGTTTCTTCAATGGACACCAAAAGTATTGCAGAACCCTTTAAAAAGAAATTTTAGATTAGAGTACGGCAGCCGAAGTGGGGATAGTTTCCAATTACAACAGATGTTAGAAATATCTAAAATGTACATAGACGGAACTGATAATGAAGAATATAATGGTCATGTACATAGAATTAAATTTATAGAATTACTAAAACAAGGTCTACAATATAATCATTTAGATAGGACGAAAAGTGATTTATGGGTTTCATTACAAATGGCTTTAGTTGCAATATTTGGAGATACGCAAGTAGTTAAAAGCGGTTTTAAAAAGCAGCAAGTTTTACCTACTTATAAGATAAACCTAGCCGTTTAATTAATTAATAAGTTAAAAAGTCGTTAAAATTATTTTTGTTAATTAAAAAAGTAGTATATATTTGGTCATTAATCATTTACCCCCAAAAAATTAAAAATTATGGCAGACGGTAATGTTGTAGAAAATGAAGTAGTGCAAACTACGGAAACAACACAAGCGCAGACACCTGAAATCCCGCAAGAAGTACGGGAAATGATGGAAATTTCTTTGAATGGTGGATTGCCACCAAAACAGGAACAAGTACAAACGGAAGTTGAAACTCAAACGCAAGAAACTGTTATTGAGCCAACACCGTTTCAGTTTGAGGTATTTAAAGAGAAGTTTGGGTATGAAACACCCGACCAAGTTTTGCAAGAAATTGAGGAATTAAGGAATTTAAAAGCCAATCCCCCAAAAGCAGAACCACAATACGCAAACGAAGAAAGTAAACTTATTGCACAAGCATTAAGCGAAGGTAAACAAGAAGAAGTGTACAATTATCTAAACCGTAAAATGGAATTAGAAAAAGTACTTTCCCAAGAAGTAACCGAAGATAATGCTGATAGTATTATTAAAATGTCAATGAAAGCGAAATACACTAGCTTAAATGACGAACAAATACAGCATAAGTTTAATAGACAATATTCCATTCCGAAAGAGCCAATTCAAGGTGTATTAGAAGATGATGAAGATTTCCAAGAAAGGCACAATGAATGGAAAGAAATAGTTAGTCAAGTAAAAATGGATAAAGTTATTGATGCAAAAATGGCTTTACCTACACTTGAAGAACTCAAAAAAGAAATCGTTTTACCAAAAATAGAAAGTGTCGTTGACGAGGACTACCTTACATGGCAGAAATCATTGGAAACCCTTGAACAACAAGATGCTTTAACTAAAGAAGCCTACAAAAACCTACAACCAAAAGATGTAGAAACAAGAGTTAAATTTATTGATGAAGCCAATAAGATTAATTTTGAGTTTCAGTTTCAGCCTGACGGTGAAGGGTTTAAAAAAGCTGTTGAAGTTGCATCCGATATGGATAAGTTCTTTAAATCATTCTTTGATTCGGAAGGAAAGCCGAATAGAGAAATGTTTGTAGATGCCATATACTACGCAATGAATAAACAGAAAGTTATCAATGAAGCTATTAAGCAAGGCTCAAACGCAAGAATGAAAGCCTTACTACCTGATAATAATGAAGGCGGTCTACAAAGACAAATGCCACAAGATTTAGAAGAAAATAGCCTTGATGCACTTATGAAGGCTTCGTTAAGAGTTGGCGGTGTAAAGATTTAAAAAAAACAAATCTAATCACAACAAAATTTAATTATTATGCCAAGTGCAATAGTTAGGGGCGCAACGGGTCAGCCGGGTCCAATCGCCTATCCTTCGGGAATAACCACAGGAATTTTTAACGACTTAAACTTTGTAATTCCTGATTACATTCCAGGATTGATTGCCAAGTATGGTAACAGTTCTTATATGTTAGCAATGGAAATTTTAGGTCGTACAAGTGTTGAAAAAGTAAACACTACTACCAATACGTTTTCACACTTTGAAAAAGGTAGACCATTTGGTTCAGGTTTAGTAGCATCTAACGTAACAAGTTCTGTTGCGGGTGCAGCTATTAATATCACATTAAAAAGCCCTGAATCTTACAACAATGGTGCTACGGGTACTCAATCTCCATTCTTATTGAATGAAATTGTTAAAATCCGTTCTAATGGTCGTAAGTTTCGTGTAACAAACATTACAAGAACCACAGGTGCTTTTGTAATTGAAGCTACTCCTTTGGGCAACTACACTTTGATTACAGGAAATTCAGGAACTACCTTAAATGCAGGTGAAGGTCTTGAAACTTTTGGGAACCAATTAGCAGGTGAAGCATCTGATTCACAAGGTACTTTGCAACAACAACTTTACCGTTACGATAACACCGCAACCGTTATTCGTGCATCCACTAAATCTTCTGATTTGGCAGGTATGAACAAAACGCAAATTGACTTCGGAGGCGGTAGCTTCTACGAGCCAACCCTTGCAGTTCAAACTATGAACCAAAATATGATGATGAACATTGAAGATGCTGTAATGGAAGGTGTGCCTGATTCTAACACAAATGATACAGGTACTACGGGTGTTATTCCTGACGTTGAAGCAAGAGGTTCTGAAATTGACTACGTTCAAAATATGTTTGCTATTGGAGATTTCCAAAATATGACAAACGTATTAGATGCTAACGGAGGCCCAAGAGAGTATCACTTCTTACAAGACTTGAAGCAGCGTCAAGATATTAACAACTTGTTGTTTGGTATCTACCGTAATGGTGCGATTTCTTACGGTTCTGTTGGTATGAGTCAAGAAGCTGCTGTAAGCTATGGTTTCAAAGGTTTCTCTACCGATACTTTTGATTTCCATTTCCACCGTTACAAAGGCTTTACCGCAGAAGCAGTATTTGGTTATACCCCAACGCAAGGTGATTACCGTGCATACTTTGGTCTTGCTGTTCCGCAAGGAATGGTTCAAGATGCTAAAGACAACACAAGTCGCCCTCAAATGCAATGGGTGTATCAGCAAAATCCTGATATTACCGCAGGACAGCGTATCTACTCTTGGTCTTTAGGTTACACTCAACCTACTAAGACTTCAAAAGCGGAAAACGAGTACAATCAAATCGCATATTGTGGTTCAAGAGTACTTGCGGCAGAACAATTTGCCTTGTTAAAAGGTATCGCATCTTAGTAATTAGTTCTTTTAAAAGGGGGTAGCAATAACGCTACTCCCTATTTTTACCACATAAAATAAATTAAAATGGCAAACGCTAAACAAGCCCCATTAAATTTACCCGAAGAAAAGGGTAATGTACAAACAAAGTACAAGCTAGAGCAAGAGTATAAAAACTTTGAATACGACCCTTCTAAAAGGTATATGTTCAAACTTGTTGCTACTAATCCTGAAAGAACAAGACCGATTGTAAATCACAGAACAAGCAGACCAATTCCTCAAAAAGAATTTAGACCTTTTCAAAACTTGGTTTTAACTTCTCAAATTGTATGGGAAGGGAAAAGAGTTAATATCCGTTATTATGACGGCTGTGATTCAATTTTTGTTTCCGAACAACCAAAGGAAAAAGAACTAATTGACCAATTAATAGCACAAACAAAGAAACGTAATTTCTTAGATGGTAAATTAGTAGTTGAAGGTTACGACCAAATGCTTTTATTTTATCTAAATATTTGCAGTTGGAATGTAGATAGCCCTTTTAGAACAAATACAGCAAACGGAATTTTTAAGGCAGAAAACACCGAAAAACGTATTACCGAAGAATCTAAGAAGGTAGATATGATTGAAGAAGCATTAGAATTAGCTAAAAAAGCATCTAAAAACAAAATGCTTATTCATGCTGCCTACTTGGGTATTCCTACAAAAGACTACGATACAGACAACGAACTTACAGAAAATGAAATTCGTGCTAAGTACAGAAAAGCGGCATTATCCGATGCAGAAGGCTTTATGTCGTCTTATGGTAATACAGCATTAGAAACAAAATACTATATTGAAAAAGCACTAAATATGGGATTGATTTCTAACAAAAACAACCCTAACAAAGCTGAATGGTCTAAAAGCGGGAATGTTATTTGCGATATTTCAGGACTAAGAAGCCCCGAAGCAATAGCTAACCGATTATTTGAGTTTTCTCAAACCGAAGAAGGTGATGAGTTTAAAATTCAAGTAGCCGCTATTTTTAATTAATTAAGGCTAACCCTCCGAGCCAATGCCTATCATTCCCTAAAAAGTTTGGTAGGTATTTTTTTTGTCGTAATTTAGAAACTAATTAGTATTTTTGATTATGGTACTTACCGTAAATGATTTGTATGTCTTTGTTCAAAAAGTGATTCGTAAAAATCAAGCGGGTTCTTTATCAGCCACAGAGTTTAGTACTTTTTGGAATGATGCACAAAGGGCTTATATGGGTGATTTATTAGGTCGTTTTCAAATGCGTTCTAACGGAAAGTTAGGATTAAATACGGGTCTAATTTTGAATGAAACAATACTTACTAAATTAGCCCCTTTTACTAAAACAGCAACGCTAACAATTACTGCTGGTTCTGCAACAAAGCCAACGGGCTTACTTTATAGACTTGCATTAAGAACAAATGATTTTGATATTGTATTTATTAATCACGGGCAAATATCGGAAG